AAGCGCAGGGAGATCGTCAAGCAGGCGGCCCGTTCGCTGGCAACGCCGAAGCCGGCCAAGCAGGAGAAGGGCAGGGTTGATCTGGAGCGGGTGAGGCGTGTCACCACGTTCGAGCGCATCGTCTATCGCATGTGCCTTGCGTACAACGTGACGCCGGCTGAGATCAAATCCGAGAAGCGCAACAAACACATCGTCATAGCCCGCCAAGCCATTTGCTACTGGGCTCGACGCCTTACGCCGATGAGTTTCCCGCAGATAGCGCGGCTCGTGGGCAACAGGGACCACACCACGGCTCTTCATTCGGTCGAGGCCTACCCCAAGAAGCGCGCCCAGACGGGCCGCCACTTGAAGTCGGTGAGGTGAAGGATGACCACCTGCCACAAGAAGAAATACACCTCGTGGAAGCACGCCTCGAACGACGCCCGGAGCCTTCGCCTCAAGGGCTGGAGGAAGGAAGAGCCGTATCACTGCAAATCCTGCAAGGCGTGGCATGTGGGCGAGAACATGGTCATCAGCAGAAAGCCGAAGGGCTTGAGACGGTGCGTCCAGATAGGAGCAGGGGCTTGAAGGCAAAGCGCAGCAGGAAGATCAAGAAGGTGCGGACTGAGATGATCGGCAATATCGAGATTGTCTCGATGGAAGTGCCCAACCCAGACTGGACGCCAGACCGCGATCAGGTGCCAGGCTTCCCGAAGAGCGTGCGGGCAAACGTCAACTGCCGCGAGAGCCCGATCGTCTGGATGCTCGCTCACAACCAGGTGAGCCCGACGCAGGCAAAGGCAGCATCCCGCTTCCGTGAGCTATACGAGGCGACCGGCACCGGCGACCTCAAGGCCATGGACTACATGAAAGAGCCGGTGGACGGCGGCGGCTTCCCCGACATCATCACCGATCGAAAGATGGCGGCAGCAAAGGAGCTTTCCGAAGTGCACAAGCTGCTCGGCCTCGAAGGCTTTCGTCTGCTCGCCAACATCTGCGGCGATTGCATCTGGATCAAGGATCTGGAGCGCACAAAGCGCCGGCAGGTGGTGGCCGGCCAGATGCTTCGGGTCTGCCTCGATGCCTTGGCTGTTCACTGGGGCTATCAGATGCTGAAGACTCGCGTGTGGCGAAAGGCTGGATAACTCAGCAATCAAGGCTAATGGGTGGCGCATCAATATTGACGTTTGGAACCCATTGCGCTAGGTAGATAGTAGTATGGCGCATTGCGCATTAAGGGCTGCCGGAAGGCGGCCTTTCCTGTTCCTGATGCTTTGTCATCAACCAGTAGTCGGACGTTGCCGCGAACTTCCCTATGCTTGCCAAGTAGCACGCGATGTTGAACCTTCGGTGCCCTTCGATCAGGATGAGCCCGGCGGGGTACTTCACCCATTGCACTAGGTGACTGTCACGATTGTCAAGTATTACGACGGGCACAGGGTAGTCGCCTTTCTCGAGCATGTAGTTCGCCAGCTTGTAGCCAAAGTGTACTCGATGATCCTCGACCAGGAAGCGGCCCTGCTTTATCAAGTCGGCACGGTCACGAGAGAAATTGTTCCAGGAAGATAGAACGTCCGGCATATCTTCAACCGGAAGAGTGACCCTTTGGAACCGGTAGTCCGCAGATGCTATCCAATGGTAAGGGGAATAACCCCAGTGGCGGTGAAGCCAATCTCTCCCGACCTCTTCCGGCACATGCCTGAAGTGGTGCCTTACTCGGGGCCACCATTCTTCGAAAGGTGTGACGACGCCGCCACCCTCATCCATCTCAGGGGCTAGCTCTTCGGGGTAGTTGTCCATGACCATTTCCGTATACGTGGAGTGATCCAACATTACATTCCCCACAGGCCTAAGGCAAAGCTCGTCGGCTAAGGCAGACGACCGCAAGACCAGCGCCCAGCGTGGCTATGGCTACAAATGGCAGAAGGCGCGCGAAGACTTCCTAAGCCACCCGGACAACGTGATGTGTGTCATGTGCGCCAAGCGCGGCCATGTCACTGTCGCCACGGTAGTAGATCACATCATCCCACATAAGGGGGACATGAAGCTCTTCTGGTCCCGCAGCAATTGGCAGCCACTCTGCAAGCCATGTCATGACCGGGACAAGCAATCGGAAGAGCGGACAGGTAGAGCCAAGCCTCACATCGGCGCAGACGGTTGGCCCATCGAATAGGGGGGCGGTCGCAAAGTTCAGGTCGATCGGCTTCTAGACCGGCGGCGACCCACAAAAACCATAAACCGTAACAGAAAAGTTTTTTCGTTCAGGATTGGTGAACAATGGCGAAGCGCGGCAGGCAGTCTGCAGCGGCGTTAGAGATTGCGTCCGCTCCTGGCTCGATAGAGACGGTAGAGCGCCCTGACGCTCCCTACGATCTGACAGACGAGCAGGCGGCTGAATGGTGGGCCGTGGTCAACCGGCTCCCGGCTGATTGGTTTCCCCGAGAGACGCATGCGATGCTGGCCGACTATTGCCGGCATGTCGTGAAGTCGCGCCGCATCGCGCAGCTCGTGGCTGATGCTGAGAGCAAGCCGGTCATCGACGTTGATGCGCTGGACAAGCTCTACAAGATGGCAGAGCGGGAGAGTCGAGCTATATCGTCGCTGGCAACGCGAATGAGGATCAGCCAGCAGGCTACCTCGACGCACAGGGCGAACAAGGGCACCAAGGGCGTCCGCAAGCCCTGGGAGAGCTAGTAGATGGCTCCAAGCAAGCCGCGGCGAAAGCGGGCAAGCGCTCCTAAGGTTGAGACTCGGGCCGAGCGCAATATCCGTTGGATCGAGGCCTACTGCAGGGTCCCAGAGGGGCGGCTGGTTGGTCAGCCCGTCAGGCTCAGGGATTGGCAAAAGAACGAACTGAGGAAGATCTACGACAACCCGAATGGGACACGTCGCGCGATCATTTCCTTCGGACGCAAGAATGGGAAAACTGCGCTGGCGGCGTTCCTTCTCTTGCTCCACACATGCGGGCCGGAGGCGAGGCCCAATTCGCAGCTGTATAGCGCTGCTCAATCGCGCGATCAGGCAGCTATCCTGTTTGCGCTCGCGGCCAAGACAGTTCGGATGTCGCCTGACCTGGCGGCTGTAATCATTATTCGGGACACGGCGAAGCAGCTTTTCTGTGAGGAGTTGGGAACGCTCTATCGAGCTCTCTCCGCGGAAGCGGCCACGGCCTATGGTCTGAGCCCAGTCTTCATCGTGCATGACGAGCTTGGGCAAGTACGCGGGCCACGATCGGAGCTGTATGAGGCGCTGGAAACGGCGACTGGTGCACAGGATAGCCCGCTGTCGATCGTCATCTCGACGCAGGCCCCGAACCCCACGGACCTTCTGTCCGTACTGATCGATGACGCGAAGACCGGAGCGGACCCGCGTGTTGTCCTGAGCCTCTACACGGCGCCGGATGATGCGGACCCATTCGAGGCAGAGACGATCAAGCAGGCCAACCCGGCCTTCGGGGACTTTCAGAATGCGGAAGAGGTCCTGGCGATGGCTGAGGACGCAAGGCGCATGCCTAGCCGCGAGCCGGAGTATCGAAATCTGATCCTGAACCAGCGCGTCGAAATGATGTCCCCTTTCATCTCGCGCGCCGTGTGGCAGTCGTGCGGTGACCCTGTAGCCAAGCGCTTTGATGGTCCTGTCTATGGCGGCCTCGACCTGTCTAGCGTGAACGATCTGACTGCCAAGGTTTATGTCTCGGCCGTCGACGGGAAATGGCACGTCAAGCCAACGTTCTGGCTGCCTGGCGAAGGTTTGGCTGAGAAGTCCCGCAATGATCGTGTGCCCTACGACACTTGGCACAAGGACGGGTTCCTGCGCACCACGCCGGGACGCACGGTCGACTACGAGTTCGTCGCGACAACGCTCTACGAAGACTGCCAGCACATGGATGTTCGCAAGATTGCGTTCGATCGGTGGAACTGGCGGCACCTGAAGCCCTGGCTTCTCAAGGCCGGCTTCAGCGAAGACCAACTTGAAGGCGACAACGCAATCTTCGAGCAGATGGGGCAGGGCTATCAGTCCATGTCGCCGGCGCTGCGCGACCTCGAAAGTGACCTGCTCGACGGGCGCATCGCTCATGGGAACCACCCGGTTCTGACGATGTGCGCAGCGAATGCAGTGGTAACCGCTGACCCGGCCGGCAATCGCAAGCTCGACAAGGCTAAGGCCACAGGGCGCATCGACGGCATGGTTGCACTAGCGATGGCCCGTGCCGTTGCTGGCACCTACCAAGAAAATGAGGATGCCGGCATGAACGACTACTTCAAGAGCCTGGCAGGTGCCGCGTGAACCTATTGCAACGGATGGCTTACAAGGCCGCGGCGACTGTGCTGCGTAGCCTGACGGTTCGCGAGCCGGATGGCTGGCATACGGACGGAATGCGCGGCGATGCCGGCGAGGTCGTGACCAACGAGTCTGTGCTTGGCCTGTCTGCAGTATGGGCGTGCGTGAACCTGCTCTCCGGCACTATCGCCAGCCTGCCGCTGATGGTCTACCGACGTGATGCCAACGGCGAGCGTGTTGTTGCGAAGGATCACCCGCTCTATCGAGTCCTGCACGATAGCCCCAACTACGATCAGACGTCTCTGGATTTCTGGGAGTTTTCCTGCGCAGCCATAGAGCTATGGGGCAACGCCTACGCCCTCGTCGAGCGCAGCGCTGGTCAAGTGCGTGGACTCCACCCGATCAACCCCGCGAATGTTTCGGTTCGCCGCCTGACAAACGGCACGCTCGAATATCGTTGGACGGAAGACGGCAAAACATACGTCGAGACGGACCGAACGATGCTGCACATCCGCGGCTTCGGCGGCAATCCACTCGGCGGCATGTCGACGCTTCATTTCGGCCGGAACACATTTAGCCTTGCTCGGGCGATCGATCGTTCGGCGGGAGGCACATTCAGGAACGGTCTCCGCCCATCCTTTCAGCTGGTCTTTGAAAAGTGGTTGACGCAAGAGCAGCGGCAGCTCGCTGAGACCGTCTTGATGGAGAAATATGTTGGCGCGATGAACTCGGGCCGCCCATACATATCGGAAGGTGGCGCGAAGCTGGAAACGCTGTCCATCAACCCGGAAGACGCTCAGATGCTCGAGTCGCGTGGCTTCTCAGTCGAAGAGATATGCCGCTTCTTCGGGGTCCCCCCATTCATGATCGGCCACACGGAGAAGTCGACCAGCTGGGGTACCGGCCTTGAGCAGCAGACACTCGGCTTCCAGAAGTTCACGCTCCGCCGCCGTCTGAAGCGCATCGAGCAAGCCTGCGAAAAGCAACTGCTCACGCCAGACGACAGGGCACGTGGCGTTACCATCGAATTCAATCTGGAAGGCCTCCTGAGGGCGGACAGTGCGGGCAGGGCGCGCTTTTATCAGCAGATGACCGCCATCGGGGCCATGACCATCAACGAGGTCCGCGCGCTGGAAAACTTGCCTCCTGTAGAGGGTGGTTCGGTCCCGAGGATGCAGATGCAGAACGTTCCTATTACCGAAGGCGACCGCGAGGCCGTTCGCCAGATCATCGCGGAAGAACAGGAATAGCCGATATGAAAACCAAGGACTTCGCCCTGCAGGTCAAAGACCTGTCGGAAGACGGCATCTTTGAAGGCTACGCCAGTACATTCGGCGGATCCCCAGACTCGTATGGGGATGTGGTGGCCCCCGGCGCTTTCGCGGAAAGTCTCGTAAAGCATCGGCGCGACGGCACCATGCCGATGATGTTTTTCGGCCATGACGCTAGCGAGTTGCCGATCGGTGACTGGTTGGAGTTCGCGGAAGATGGAAAGGGCCTGTGGGCCAAAGGCGCTCTCGACTTGGAAGACCCGGTGAGCATTCGCGTCCACCGCGCAATGAAGCGCAAGCGCGTACGTGGATTGTCAATCGGGTATCGCATCCCCGCGGGCGGCTCAAAGCCCGACGAGAAGCGACCGGGCGTCACGATCCTTGAGAAGGTCGATCTTGTCGAGGTCTCTGTCGTCAACATGCCGGCGAACAAGCGGTCGCTGGTGGATGTGGTCAAAGCAGGGGTGTTGACCGTCAACGAGGCCCGCGCCCTCGAAGGTCTACCCCCTTTAGAAAAACAAAGCCGCATGGATGAATTCGCCCGTCGTCTGCGCGATGGCGATCCCATGCCGATCAAGGAATTCGAGGACATCCTGAGAGAGTCAGGTGTTCCGAAAAGCATGGCCGTAGCGATCGCCTCGCACGGCTATGCCAAGGCCATTCGGAGTGAGTCCGAGGGCGATCAGGCGAACGACGCCGTGGCTTTGCTTGAGGCACTGCGCGGCTAATCCCAACCCCATCGCTCACGGAGAACGCTATGAGCAAGAAATTATTTGTGGCGGGCGGCGCATCGGCCGCTTTTGTCATTGCCTCAATGGCCGCATTGCCCTTCGGCCCGCGCATCGCCTTCGAGCCCGAAGGACATTCTGGCCGTGGCGACAATAAGTCGGTGGCCGAACTGGCTGCCGAAATCAAGGCCGAGCATCAGAAGTCTGTTGATGTCGTGAAAGCGATTGCCGAGGAAGCGCTCGGCAAGGCCAAATCCGGTGAGGAAGTGACCAACTCTCTGAAGGAGAAGGCTGACGAGGCGCTTCTTAAGATGAACGGCCTTACCGAGCAGGTCGCTGAACTTGAGCAGAAGATGGCTCGCGGCGGCAGGGGCGGCGACGAGCGCGAAAAGTCACTTGGTGAGCAGTTCGTAGAGTCGGAAGGCTTCAAGTCCTTTGCTGACAGCGGCTTTGCCAAGAGTGCCCGCGGCGCGGATATCCGCATCAAGGCAACGCTCACTTCCCTCACGAGCGATGCGGCTGGTTCTGTCGGTGACGCGATCGCGCCAACGCGCCTGCCTGGTATTCTTCCTCTCCCTCAGCGCCGGCTTACCGTACGCGATCTTCTGACCCAAGGGCAGATGGACGGCAATGCGCTGGAGTACGTCAAGGAAACTGGCTTCACCAATAGCGCCGCTCCGGTAGCTGAAGGTGCGGCCAAGCCGGAGTCGGACCTGAAGTTCGACATTGTCACCACGTCCGCCAAGGTCATCGCGCATTGGATGAAGGCATCCAAGCAGGTTCTGTCTGATATCGCGCAGCTTCGCTCGATGATTGACCAGCGCCTGCTCTATGGTCTTGCCTACGTAGAGGAAACTCAGCTCCTCAACGGCGATGGAACCGGCCAGAACCTGCACGGGCTCATCCCGCAGGCGACGGCTTACTCGGCTCCGTTCACGCCGACCGACGGCACGGCGATCGACACCATCCGCCTCGCCGCCCTCCAGGCTGCGCTCGCGGAATATCCGGCCACCGGTATCGTCATGAACCCGACCGACTGGGCTCGCATCGAACTGACCAAGGATGCTGGCGGAAACTACATCATCGGCGTACCGCAGGGCGGCATCAATCCGACCCTCTGGGGCCTGCCGGTCGTCGCAACGAAGGCGATCACCGTGGACAAGTTCCTGGTGGGTGCGTTCAAGCTCGGTGCTCAGGTCTTTGATCGATGGGATGCCCGCGTCGAGACGGGATACGTGAACGACGACTTCACCAAGAACCTTGTCACGATCCTGGCTGAAGAGCGGCTTGCGCTGGCCGTGTATCGGCCGGAGGCCTTCATCTACGGCGATCTCGGGTACGTCTCCTAAGAGATCGGCTCGGTAAGGCGGGCGGCTTCGGCTGCCCGCTCTCTGAACTGATGGAAGGAATTCCCATGGCAATCAAATCCAAGCAGCAGGCCAAGCGGAGCTTTGCGGGCTTCCTCGGCGCGAACGAAGGCGATCGGCCGGAAGCGCCTGAGAATACGACGGCCCCGGCTATCACCGGAACCGCTCAGGTAGGTGAAACGCTCTCAGTAACCCCGGGCGAATGGGCTGGGGTCGCTGCGCCGTCGCTGTCCTATCAGTGGGAAGCAGACGGCGAGCCGATTTCAGGCGCTACCGGGACAACCTACGCGCCTGTTGAAGATGACGTTGGAGTGGAGATCACTGTGACCGAGACGGCTGTGAACTGGAAAGGGTCCGCGTCTGTGACGAGCGCCCCGACGGATGCAGTCATCGCAGCTGAAGAGGAATAGCAGCTATGAAATACACCGTCATCCGCCAGCACTTTGGCGACCGGATGTATATGCCGGGCGAAGAACGTGAGGCAACTGCCAGCGACGTGCAGCATCTGGTGAAAGCAGGCGTCCTGCAGGAAGCCAAGGCCAAGGCTGAAAAGCCCGCCGCCAACAAGGCCGAGAAGTCGGCTCCGAAGAACAAGAGCGCTGACTGATATGCACCGTCCCGTCCTTGTCACGCCAGCAACGGAACTGCCTGTCTTGATTGAAGAGGTGAAGCTTGCGCTGCGCATAGACGAGGCGGAATTGGACGCCGAAATTGAAAGCCAGATCCAGGCTGCCGTCGCCCACTATGAAGGCTGGAACGGCATCCTCGGCATATCCATTGCGGATCAGGAGTGGCGGCAGGACTATGACCGGTTCGATCGCGAGCTGCGCCTGCTTGTCGGCCCAGTGCAGCCGGAAGGCATGGCAGTGACCTATCGCCGCCCGGATGGCCAGCTAGCGACGGTGTCACCTTCCTCCTACTCCTTGCGCACAGACAGCGCGGGCAGGGCAAGCGTGCGCTTCGACGCCAGCTACCAGTTACCCACCGATCTGCATGAAAGCGGCGCGGTCTCGGTGACGTATCGGGCGGGCTATGCGGAGGTGCCACACGACATCAAGACGGCCATTAAACTCCGCGTGCAGATGATGCTGGACGAGGCCGCGCAAGCGAACCTTCAGCATCTTGAGCGGGCTGAGGATGCGCTCATAAGCAAGTATCGGCGGATGGGGATCTAATGACCGTCGCTCAGAACCTTGACCGCCGCATCACCATTCGCCGCCAGACAGAAGGCGGGAGAGACGAATGGAACCTGCCAACTCCGGGCGAGGTGATTGAGTTCACGGTATGGGCAGCACGCCAGGACGCCTCGGACGGGGAGCGTATGGCGGCGGGCAGCGTCGGCGGCTATCGTATGACACGGTTCATCGTCCGCCACTCAGAGCGCACAGCCGGCATTCTGCCGAGCGATGAGTTGGAGCACGAAGGTCGCAGGTACAATATCATCGGCACCAAAGAGACACAGGATGGTCGTCGCCGCTTCATCGAGATCACGACGAATGTGGATACCGATTAGATGAAGACGACGGTGCGCACAGAAGGCTTTGAGGAACTGGACAAGGCTCTAGCCGAGCTCCCAAAGGCCACCGCCAAGAACGTGATGCGGCGCGTACTGCGGAAGGTCGCGCAGCCGATGGCCGACACGATGAAGGCGAAGGCCCCCGATGACCCGAAGACAGGCGGCAACGACCTCCGATCATCCATAGGCGTCGGCACTCAACTGTCAAAGCGGCAACGCGGCTTGCACCGGAAGATGTTCAAGAACGACAAGGCGTCGGTCGAAGTGTTCGTCGGGGCGGGGCCCGTCCCGCAGGCTCATTTGCAGGAATTTGGTACTGTCCATCATGGGCCCCAGCCGTTTGCCCGACCCGCGTGGGACCAGCACAGGGAAGAGCTTATCCCCCAGATAGGCGATGAGATGTGGGCCGAGATCGAGAAGGCCGCGCAGCGTCTCGCACGCAAAGCCGCCCGACAGGCAGCGAAAGGCAAATAGCTCATGGAAGCAGCATTGCTATCCCTGCTTGCGCCGGTCGCAGGCGGGCGGCGGTACTATGTGCGAGCGCCCCAGGGTGAGCCATACCCACATCTTGTCCTGAACCGGGTCTCGGGCAACCCCAACTACACGATGGCCGGGCCGAACGGGTTCGTGCGGACGCGGGTGCAGATCGACGTCTACGGGAACACCTGGCCATCGACGTTCTCAACGGCGCAGGCCGTCCAGGCTCTGCTCTCCGGCTATACCGGCGTGGTCGGCTCGACCCGCTTCCAAGGCATCTTCATTGAGAGTGTCCAAGACCTGCCGGCCTCGGATGCTGGGGACGTTACGCAGCTCTACCGCATCTCCATCGACATCATGATCCACCACACGCCTGCATAGGAGCACTGAAATGACCGACGCAATGATCGGGTATCAGACCAAATACAGCATCCGCGCAACTGCCGGGTCGAGCGGCACGCTCACTGAGATTGCCGAGGTGATTAATGTGACACCCGGCGAGGCGACCGCTGACCGCATCGACGCGACCCATATGCAATCGCCCAACCGCCGACGCGAATACATATCGGGCCTCATCGACAACGGTGAAGCGTCTTTTGAGATCAACTGGGTGCCGGGTTCTACGACCGATGAGTTCATCCGAGGGCTATTTGAAAGCGGCGAGACGCGGGAGCACCAGATCGAATTCCCGAATGGCGTCACCGTCACCTACGAGGCCAGCATCATCGGCTATTCGAAGGCTATCCCCATTGATGACCGCATGACGGCCACGATCACCGTTGCTGTATCCGGCGCTGAAACCTGGGGGACGGCAGCCTAATGGCAAACGACATCAGAGGCGAAGTCGGCTTCACGGCGGTCGGCAAAGATTGGACGCTGAAGCTTGGGAACGGGGCTGTCCGTCACGTTGAGAATGAGACGGGCAAATCCTTCACCCAGATCGGCAAGGACTTGTCGAATGAGGCAACGGCTTCAATCTCACTCCTTACGCAGGTATTTTGCGCAGCGCTCAAGCGTCATCACCCAGATGTCACGATGGAGGATTGCGACGACATCATAGATGACATCGGCCACGAGCAGGCTGGCACGCTACTTGGCAAGGCGTTCGAACTGATGCAGCCAAAGGGCGCTAAGGCAGGTGCTGCGCGCCCTCGGAAGGCGACGACCGGATAGACTGGCCGTCGCTGATTACTGCTTGGTGTGAGGCTGGGCAGCCTTATGAATTGTTCTGGGAACTGACGCTTTACGAGGTCAGTCTCATCATCGAAGGCGTATCAAACAATTGGAAGAGGGAGCGTGATGAAAGCCTCTTCCTGGCGTGGCACACAGCCTATCTCACAGCCTACGCGCCGCAGAAGCCCAGCAAGTTCGTGAAGCTGGACAAACTGATCGGCGCGACGAGCCGAACGCGGGGACGGCGGATGACCCCGGAGGAGATCGAGGCTGTCACTCGCTCTTGGTTAGCTGGAAGAAAGCGGAGGACATGATGCCGACGCCGCGCGTTTATGCCGCCGGTTGACTCCTGTTCCATAGTGTCTGTCCATTAGACGGGGAGGACGCAATGAACATTTTCAAGTGGTTTACAGGTAATCGCCCCGCACCTTCGCTGCTTCGCCCCGGCAGGGGTTGGACAACGGATATCTATGGGGAAAGCAACTACCAGCCGGCGCTTTCCAAAGCGTATAGACGCCATGGAGGCACCGGCAGCGACTTAAAGGTTTCGGCAACGCTCGTGCCTGAGCAGAATAATAAACATGACTCCAATGCCGTGCGCGTCGAGATCGACGGATCCACTGTCGGATATCTACCACGTGAGAAGGCGGCGGAGTATCGCGCCAGCCTCGGCGCTCAAAGCGGGCAATGCGGCGCAAAGATTACGGGCGGACACGAACGGTACAATGGCGAACGAGCCTTTTTCGGCGTGAAGCTAAATATGCGCTGGCCGCCATCGATAGCCAGCTAGTTGTCCTTGAGCGGGTCGATAGGAGTAGCTGGCTCGCCCGGCTGGCCACCCCGGAGTTCCATTTCTATCCTCGCAGCGCCAGCAGCTTCGTAAGGGCTGCAAGACTCAATCGCCCGTGACGCACTCATCACGATGTCGCGCCCCAACTGACCATCAGGCTCAAATTCGATGGTCTTGAGGTCTTCGACGCCCCCCTTCGCATTCAAGTGGACATCGAAAACGATCCTGGCGTCTCCGTCGTACCCAGACGGGGGGAGCCAGCAATGGTTGGCACGATCCTCAATGCTTTGAGCCATCGCGGGTGCAGTCGCGAGCATAGCGACCAGAGCCAAAAGCTTTCTCATTCAAACTCCATCGGGGTTATTGCATGGCACAATCAGTTATTGGGGCGCTCCGTGTCAACCTGGGGCTTGACAGCGCGGAGTTCTCCGAGGGGCTCAAGAAGGCTGAGAATAGCAGCAGCAAGTTTGCCTCCGCCATGAAGGTGGGCTTTGCCGCCGCCGCCGCTGCGGCCACCGCTGCTCTCGGTGGGTTGGCTGTGGCAGTCCGGGCCAATCTCAGCGCTATTGACGACCTCGCAAAAACCTCCTCCAAGATCGGCATACCGATCGAGGAGCTGTCAAAGCTCAAATATGCCGCCGATCTTTCGGGCGTCTCGATGCAGGGTCTGCAGACGGGGGTTCAGCGCCTTTCACGCAATATGGCCGATGCCGCGAAAGGTACGGGCGAGGGGGCCAAGGCATTTGAGCGTCTTGGCATTCAGGTGAAGGACAGCGATGGCCGGCTGAAGTCGTCCAGTGCAGTTCTGGCGGAACTTGCTGACCGCTTCCAAAAGATGCCGGATGGCGCGGAGAAGACCGCGCTTGCAATGCAGTTGATGGGGCGCTCCGGCGCGGACATGATCCCCATGCTCAACGGCGGGTCGGAAGCCCTGAACGGCCTTATAGAAGAGGCCAAGTCTTTCGGTTTGGAGATCAGCGCCGAGACGGGAAAAGCGGCCGAAGCTTTCAACGACAACATGTCGAGGATCGGCTACGCCATCAACGGTGTGGGGCTGTCCCTCACGGCGGCACTTGCCCCCGTCATGGTCGTCGTGTCCGATGCCTTGGTCGGTCTTGCCCGCGGCTTCATCAGCCTGCTGGACTACCTTCCGCAGGTGGCTGAATACGCTGCTGTGGCAGGCGGCTCGCTGGCCCTAATGGCAGCCCCCGCAATCCTCGCGTCGGTGCAAAGCTTGACGGTCGCGATAGGCGTGGGCCTTGTAGGTGCTCTCCGGGCTGTTGCAGTAGTGATGGCCGCGAACCCACTTGGGGCGCTCGCTGTCGGGATTGCAGTCGCTGTGACCGCGATTTACCATTTTCGAGACGAGATCCAAAAAGCGATCGGCGTTGATGTGGTGCAGGTCGTGAAGACGGCTGCAAATTTCATCATCAATTCTTTCCGCGCCGTCGTCTACGACATCAAACTGGTCGTCGGCTCTATCCCGGATGTTTTTATTGCCGCGGGCGAGGCCGCAGCGAACGGTTTTCTCCGCGCCATGAATCAAATGGTGCGCTCCGTCATCGTTACTATCAACACGATGATTGCGAGCGTCCAGGGTGCCATGCGGGGGACTTTTCTCGAAGGCTTCGGAAACTCGATCCCAATGATCGAGAATAGAGTACCTCTCCACAAAGTGGACATCGGAGGGGCCGCGGCGTCCGATAGGCTGGGTGAAGGGTTCGGCGGTAGAAACAGCGCGATCGCTGACATTATGGGCAGCGACCCAATCGGCGCTCTGGGCGCGTCCTTCGAGGCTTCCACGCCCGCTGTACTAGATTTCAGCGCCGCTATGGATGGTGCCGCCGGAAGCATCGCCAATGTGGGCAATGCCATAAGTGGCGGGGGCGGCGGTTCGGGAGGGGGCGCTGGGGAAGGCGCGACCAATGGGATGCTCGCCGGCTTGGAGCAGCTTCGCCAGTCGCTCATGACCGCGGAAGAAGCCGAGCGCAACAGCTATGCAAACCGGCTGATTGCGATCCAGGAATACTACGACGCCGGCCTGATCCAAAAGGCCGAGTACGACGATCTGATGGAGCGGGCTCACCAAGAGCATACCGATCGCATGGCTGAAATCACCCGGCGCGGCGTCGAGGAAGAAATGCGCATGCGGGGCCAGCTTGTCGGCAACCTCAGCAGCGTCATGGGCTCTCTGAGCTCTATCCTGGAGAAGACTGGAGACAAGAACCTGGCGGCCGCCAAGGCGTTCGCTGTGGCCGAAGCAATCATCAACACGGCTCAGGGCATCACCAAGGCTCTCGCGCAGGGTGGCATGTTCGGCTTTGCCGGCGCGGCGGCGGTTGCCGCGGCTGGCGCGGCGCAGATCGCGACCATTCTCAGCGCGAACAAGGGCTCTTCTCGTCGGCCTGCAGTCAGCGGCTCAGGGGCAGCCAGTGGGTCAGGCGAAATCACACGGAATGACACGCCATCCGGTGGCACGGTGAACCTCCAGATCCAGGGCCTGAGCCGCGATGAGTTGTATTCCGGCGAGCAGGTGCGGGAGCTGATGGACAGAATGGTCGAGTTGCAGCGCGACGGATATCAGCTCGTGGTGGTCGATACATGATTGTAATTTCTCGTGCGCTTAGCCTTGCACCGGGCTATGCGCCCAACGCCACATTCCCGGTCATCGGCTGGCAGAATGTCCTGACGCCGAGCGGCATCACGGCGGGGAATACGAACCCCGCGTTCCCGGCAAGCAATCTAGCGCGGCCCTCGACGGCCGAGCGGTGGCAGGCCCTCACGACAGACGACCAGTACCTGACCTTTCAGACTGGTGGCGCTGAGGCGGATTATGTCGGCATCGCACGTCACAACCTCGGCAGTGGGGCCGTGATCGTATCGATAGAGGCGGAGACGCTTGAGGCGCCAGGTGAGTGGGTGGAAGTAGTCGAGGACTTCATGCCGGCGAGCGACGGCCCGATCCTTGTTCGCTTCATGGCCGGCGCGTTCAGCCGCATCCGGATCCGCCTTCAGCCTGACATGGTGGTTCCGCGCATTGCCGTCGTGTTCATCGGCAAGCTGCTCGTCATGGAGCGGGGCGAGATGCCGGACGTGACGCCGATCCCGTTCGCTGCATCGAATGACGTAGTGCGTGCTCGCGCACAAAGCGGCGACTACCTCGGTTCTATCGTCCTGCGACAGGGTCTCAAGACATCCATCAAATTCCAATACCTGTCGCTCGATTGGTACCTCGCAAACATGCAGCCGTTCGTGGACGCGTCTCTAACGCAGCCCTTCTTCTATGCCTGGTCGCCTGCGGAGTTCCCTGATCAGGTTGGCTATGCCTGGACCACGGCTGACGTTCGCCCATCCATCGACATACCGCGCTTCGTGGAAGTGCAGCTTTCGCTTGAGGCCGTCAAAGTATGAAGTCGCTGACCTTCATAGAAATCGACATCGACTATTGCGAGCTCGTGTATGGCGTCGGTGCTTGTACCGCCGTCCTCGGCGTGGACAGCCCTCGAAAGTGCTTCAACACGATATCGACTTGCGCCAAGCGCGAAGACCTGCAGCTTGGCCAAGTGACGCTGCGCTTCGGCATCCCGACTGACTATCTGGCAGAGAGCGGCATCGACTGCATCCCGAACATTGAGGCGGTATCGATCTCTCCGGCGGTGGTGTCACTCGGCAAGGATCTGGGAACCCGCGCTTCAGTTCGGGTGACTTTCTCCGATCATCGATGGGCTGATACTGGCCCAGGGTTCGACAAGTACGTTTCCGAGCGGGAGTATGACCCGTTCGCGCAAGGCACCTTCTGGGGCAAGTTCCGCGCCAGACAGCCGTACCTACGTAATCGTGCCCTGAGAGTTATCCGCGGAACCCTCGGCCAGACACTCGATCAGATGGAGACGCGGCACTTCATCATCGACAGCTTCAACGGCCCCGGCACCGATGGCAATTACTCGATTGAGGCGAAGGACGTTCTCAAACTTCTCGACGGCGACCGTGCACAGGCACCGCGTGTGAGCCAAGGGTTCTTGACCGCAACGCTTCTGAAGGAGGCGACCACTGCAACTCTCAACCCGGCAGGTATCGGGAACCTCGAATATCCATCTTCGGGCTTTGCCGCCATCGGGGGCAAAGAGATTGTTGCGTTCACACGGTCAGGCGACACGCTGACGCTGACGCGGGGGCAATTCCAAACTGAGACGGCCGAGCATGCGGCTGGTGACCGCGTTCAGCTTTGCTTGCGGTACTCCGGACAAGACCCGGCCAACATCATAGCGGATCTGATGGAGAACTACGGCGAAGTGCCGGGTTCGTACATCCCGGTCGATGATTGGCGAGACCAGACATCGAACTTCCTGCGCAGACAGTATTCTGCGCTCATCGCTGAGCCGACGAGTGTGCGGAAGCTCATCTCCGAACTGGTCGAGCAGGCGGCGCTGTCGATCTGGTGGGATGAAATCGGCAAGCGTGTCAGGCTCATTGTCCTGCGCAGCATTCCTGATACGGCAGGCCGGTTCTACGATGAGAATATCATCGAAGGCAGCATGCGCATCCAGGAGCAGCCGAACAGCCGCATTAGCCAGATCTGGACCTACTTCGCGCCGATCAACCCTCTGAAAAAGGTGGATGACGCCGACAACTACCGTTCGATAGCGGTGACTGTCGATGCCGAGGCTGAGAGCGATTACGGCTCGCCCGCCATCAAGAAGATATTCTCGCGTTGGATCCCTGCGGGCGGACGGCAGGTGGCGATGCGCGCGAATGACATTCAGCTTGGACGCTTCCGGAATGCGCCGCGCCGGTTCAGCTTTGAGCTATTCCGCTATGCGAGTGACCGACCCTTGATTGGCTCTGGCTATCAGGTGGAGGCGTGGCCATTGCAGACCGCTACCGGAGAGCCTGACACGATCCCGATCCAGTTTGTGAAAGTCACCCCGGATGCGGATTTCTATAAGGTCGAGGCCGAAGAGCTCCGTTTCGTTGAGTTCGATGAAGGCGACCTGGACAACCGGGTGATCGTTTTTGACGCGAACGTGTTCAACGTCAATCTCCGCACAACCCATGATCTTCTATACCCAGCGCCGGTAAGCGGCGACGAGGTAACCTGCATCATCGAAACTGGAGCGATTGTCGGCTCTCAGCTTGAGGGCGTACCAGCGTTCGTGGTTGGAAGTTGGCCGGCTGGCGTAACCCTCAAGTTAGTCATTCGTGGACGCATCCAGGGTATGGGTGGCGCAGGCGGTAGGAGCGTGCCGGGGGCACCTGGCTACGTTCAGCCCAAACCTGGGGGAACAGCGCTGTATTCCCGCTATCCCATCATTGTAACGGCCTCCAACCAGATTTGGGGCGGCGGCGGCGGTGGCGGCGGCATTCGGTTCGGTGGCACTATCGGGTACGCTTCGGGTGGCGGTGGGGCTGGATTCATCGGTGGTGCCGTTATTTCTGAGCAATCTAGCTACTCCGGGAATATGGAGCCTCCGCAGGTGGGAATGCAAAATGCGGGGGGCTCTGGAGGTCGAATCTGGGGTGGTAGTCCTTCATATGACGGCCATGGAGGTAGTGGCGGCGGTCCTGGGGCCGCTGGCTCCATGGGGTCCGCATCGACGGGCGGCACCTCGACTGCCGGAGGTGCGGCCGGTCTGGCCATTGACGGCAACTCCTATCTAACCTTCACGAACGGCCAAGGCGACATCCGCGGCGCGCGCGTCAACTAAGGCGAGGCATCCATGACGCTCTATGCGCAAGTAGACGATGGCCACTTGATAGACCTGATGCACAGGCCTAAGCGGTTTAGAGGCAAAGCCCCAGTAACCGACGAAGAGCTTAGGCAGGAGGGCATCTACCCGATCCTGGACGTGCCTCCCGAATACGATGAGCAAACTCACCATCTCGTCCGCAATCAGACGGAAGAATGGCGCGTCACGGAATACGGGGTTGAGGTAACATACACCATAGCCCCAAAGGCCGCCGCAGACGTTAAGCAGCGGTTCAGCGACGCGATACAGAACATGCTCGACACAGCAGCGCAGTCTCGAGGCTACGACAGCGGCACGACGATCGCCACCTACGTCAACAGCACTAACCCGCAGTGGGCCGCCGAGGCTCAAGCCTTCGTGGCTTGGCGTGATGATGTCTGGGCCTATGCATATTCCGAACTTGAGCAGGTGATCGCGGGCGAACGCGACATGCCGACCATCTCAGACTTCCTCGCGGAACTCCCATCCATCACCTGGCCCGAAGGCTAGCGTCTCCGGCTCCACTACCAAACCCTCCCAATATTGCAATTCCAGCCGCCATTGAGCGGCTTTTTTCGTTGAGGTAGCAGAATGGCTTATGCTGTTTGGCACGGCGTTATCACCGATCTTCAAGGCAACGTCGTTCCCGGCGCTCAAGTAGAGGTCAGGAGCGAAGTGACGGGCGCTCTGGTCCGCCTGTATGAAGATAGGGACGGGGCGGCCTTCAAGACCAATCCATTCCAAGCTGACGGGCAGGGGCAGGCGTCCTTCTTCGCTGCTGGCGGGGCCTACCGGATCATCGCACGCTCTGGCTCCTTTGAGCGGGTCTGGCGCTATGTGGGGATAGGTACAGCGCAAGAGGCCGATGTCGAGGCCTTAGGGATGTACCTGCAAGCAGGCTTGATCACGGTTCAGACCAAGACCGCCTTGAACGCGATCATTCCCGAAAGCTTCCCGATGGGCGGCGTGGTGCTTGCTGATCCTGTTGGGGCCAACAACGGCTACTACACCAACCAGGGAAGCGGGTGGGTCTTTGCTCGTCCGCTGCCTGACACCTTCGCGCGTCTCTATGTGACTGGCGGGACAGCCAATGCAGTCCAGGCAACGCTTGATGCAGGCGTCAATCCCTCCGCACCTTCTGTCTTCTTTATCGATGTGGAGACGCCGAACACAGGGCCGGTCACGATCACGATCAACGGCGCGAACACTGGCCCGGTATTGAATGTTGCTGGCAATTCACTGGCGGCGGGCGAGTGGCAGGGCCGCATTCTTTTCACTCGGGAGAGCAACGGCGATTACAAGATAGTGCTGAACGATCCTGCTTCGGCGCTGTCGGCTGCGCTGTCGGCAACGCAAGCAGGTGATGCAAGGGATGCCGCGCAGGCCGCACGGGTCGGCTCTGAAGACGCGAGGGACGACGCTGCTGCGTCGGCGGCCGCGGCGGTTACGAGCGAAAGCAACGCAGCGTCCAGCGCGTCCAATGCAGCAACGAGCGAAAGCAATGCTGCGGCAAGTGAGACTGCTGCCGCCGGTAGCGCTTCGACGGCCAGCAGCGCTGCTACGACAGCAACGACGCAAGCTGCCAATGCTGCGTCAAGCGCTTCGGATGCCGCGACCAGTGAAGCCAATGCGGCTGCAAGTGAAGCAGCGGCCGGACTTCATGCCGACCGGTCCGAGAACGAAGCTGACCGCTCGGAGGCTGAGGCTAACCGCGCCGAAGCTGCGGCTTCGTCAATCAGCAACCCGGTATCTTACAATGCGCAAAGTCCGAGCAGCGCAGAACAGGCACAGGCGCGCTTGAACCTTGGCATCACTGACGATGCGAATTTCGTGCAGGAACAGGACAGCAGAACCTCGGCGCAAGGGCAGTCTTTCAAACCCGATGTGAAGTGGGTTCGTACTGCTGGCTTTGCCGCGCCCGGAGACGGTGGTGGTGCGCTCTACAAGCGCGTATCGTCTGAGCCCTCCCACGCTGGTAAATTCCAGTCGGCCGATGGTGCGTGGTGGGAGCTGGCTGAGAATGTGGTGTCCAGCGCCTCTGTGCCCGCTACGCTGGCCCAGATGATCACCGCCGCGAACACTCGCGATGTTATCATAGAGCCTGGGACGATCACTCTAGACAGCCTTACCAGCTTCACCTCTGCGCCAAACGTGCGGGTTAAAGGTCGCCACCCCCGAAAGTCGATCCTCAAAAGAGGAAGTGCTCTGGCTTCGGCAATCTCTTTTAATCAGTCTCCAGGAACGTATCTTTCAGACATCACGCTGAATATGGATTTCGCCGCTACAGGTCAGTCGGGCCACGGAATTATATTCGTGGATAGCGACGATGTGGAGGCGCGTAACATTACTGTTTCTGATCTTGGGAACAACGGCGGCACGGCGGGGTCAGGGATAATCTCCTACAAAAGCGAGGCGGCACCGTCCCCAGTCCGAAACAAAATTATTGATAGCACCGTACTTGCAAACGTTTCTCTGTCCGACAACACAAACGGCTTCCTCCTGACCGATACCCGATTTAGCCAGATGCGGGGAAACGTGGCCTCTGGTATCGCTGCCTTCGCACACGAGTATAAGAACGATGCGCGGTACAATACGGGCTCCGACTTGATCGCCATAAACTCCGCATACGCCCTCGGCTTCGGTCAGACCACCACGGGCACCGATGGCGTAGACTACACCGCCGTCACCAACGTTGTGGCTTCTGCCTGCGATGTTGGCTTTGTTCTGGGTGAGGGGTCTTACAATGCAGTCAACAATCTAATTGTGAACACCGACAGCTCCCCGAACAAAGCATTGGGCGGGAAAGTCGGGGTCCGCCTGAGCGGTGGTGCTGTCGGCAACCTAGTGACTGATGTTGTCTCTGTGGGCACCGGAACAATGTCGGCTATCCGCATCGATGGTAGCAACCGCAACCACGTATCGATCGCAATCCATGACGGCTCTACGGATAGTATAAACTTCACAGGGACGGCAGCGGGGAACTTTGTTGAAGTTCTGCATACCGGTCTAAAGGAAAGTATAGAGGGCTACATCGCGGATAGCACGGGAAACCCGCTAGCTGGCGCAAATGCGAATGTTGTTCACTCTCCCTCCACGGGCGAGCGTCTAGGCTCCCGATCTGGGTACTTCAAGGACAGTTTTGTAAGGAGCGGCGGCGCTACTTACCTAAGCTCTCAGCGATGGCGCTTTGATGCACCCGACAACACAATATTGGCGATGGGTCTCCCTAACACGAGCGGCCAGATGGGCCTTGCGTGTAATGTTGGCTCAACCGTCAACGCGGGTGCTTTGATGTACAACGCCGCGAGCCAGTACTGGTCCGTCAATATAAGCAACGCTGGAGTGGCCCGATTTGCTAGCGCATCTTGGCACCCTGTTGCTGATAATAGCCGAACGCTTGGGGTCTCTGGTGTCCGATTTTCTACTATTTACGCGGCGACGGGTACGATCAACACTTCCGACGCGCGCGAAAAAAAATGGCGCGGTGGTCTCAACAAGAAAGAAATCGCAGTTGCCAAGCGTCTTTCCAAGCTCGTCGGAATCTACCGCTGGAAAGAGGCGGTGGCCGCGAAGGGTAAGTACGCGCGGCTCCATGCCGGTGTCTTGGCGCAGGACGTCATTAACGCATTCGAGGCCGAAGGGCTGGACCCGTTCAAGTATGGCGTCGTTTGCTATGACCAATGGGAAGCCAACGAGGAAGATTGCATCGCGGCCGGCGATCGCTACGGCGTCCGCCACGACGAGCTTTGGGCATTCGTGGCGGCAGGGTTTGAGGCGAGGTTGACAACCCTTGAAAGTGTGGCCGAGAACCGCATCTAAAGCGACTGCTTTGTAGTTTGGGATGGTGAAATGGTTTCTCGGTGGATCGCAGCCGCAGTGATGTCGGTCATAGCTTGGGGTTCGCAGGCGGCTGACAAATCAGCCTTCGACCTTTCAGATGTCGATAGAGTGATGACGCTTGCTCCTGCAGCTCCACCCAATTGGGAGCCCAGAACCTTTCTCGATCTCGCTTACCCGTGGCCGGAAAGTTATATCGAACGTTTCGCGCAGCCCTACAACAGTTACACATTCTCTCGGAACGCTGCGGCTATCGTGCACCGCACCAGAACTGGCGGAGACCCGGTTCTCTACGACAGGATGGCCGCGTACCTAAATTTCGTAGCCAGTATTTACATCGTAGAAACGGAAGGGTGCAGCTACGTCACCAACGAGTTCGAGTATGGATACCTTTGGTCGAAGTTCAAGCATGGCTTCCGGGGCGCCTTCATGAACAACGTGACAGCGTACGGGTATTTGCACCTATACGACGCCACGAAAAACGACCTCTATTTGCAAACGGCGTATGAGCTGCTGAGGTCGGCAGCGTTTTGCCAGACCCCAGAAGTGACCCTGCATTCAACGGACCGCAACGGTTACTTTTGGCTGAACGAGTATGTCTTTCACATGCCCGAAGCAGATGAACCGCTGTTTGCACATCTGGGCTTTGAGAAAGGCGACGATGGCTGGTGGAGGGCTAGAGTCTATAACGGGCATATTCATGCGCTGCTTGCCTTTTTGAAGTACAAAAGCCTCACCGGCAGTGACGAGTTCGATCAAGTCATTCAGGCTTCAATCGACACAATGCGGCACTACCTCCCGCAGCAGACCTATCAGGAGCGGTTTTTCTCTTATATGGTCGAGATGCCGTCTCACGCTGACTATGGTCAGGGGCGCGCTGCACACCTGGCTCGGGGGCTATGTTCCATTACCTCGGACGCTTCTCTTTGCGAAACAGCAGCTTCGATGACAAAATTTTATGAGAACGTCGTAGAGAAGAACGACGCGAAGATCCGCGCTGAAGCAATGGCAGAGGCGCGATCGTATGTCGCCAAGTGGCGGGCAGACAACACCCCCACAGAGTAGTCAATTCGGGACAACCACAAGGAAATATGCCGATGAGAGCGAACCTCCAGTGGGGGCGGTCGCTCGTTCCACGGCCAGCCTAGCTTACGCTTTCCTGGGACGGGTGGCCGACCGCTGCCGCCAGCAACCTAGCACGATAATCTAAAAGGAAAAGAGCGATGGAAGCGAATTTCCAGCGAGCGCACGAGGGCGTTCTTTAATACGTTCCCGCTGCTGAGCGCTTGCTGCGCGCAAGCAGTTCCTCTTGAATTATTTGGAGGAGATCCAAGATCTCGCCCCGGATCTCCGTGCTGGAGAGCCCCACCGTTCGCAGTTCATCAACTATCCCGGCGATCCGTGTTCGCCAGAATTGATCTGCCTTGGTGCCATGCACGGCTTCCAGGTCATCGACCATGGACCTGATCAGAGCGGTTCTCAAACGCAGCGGAAAATGAATCACTTGAGCCATGCTCAGAGATTGAATCAATCAGGGTTTACCGAACGTAAATGCGCGAGAACCGCAGGCATGAAAAAGCCCGCCAGGGAGGAGGATTGGCGGGCTTATTCTGAAATGCAGCGCGGGAGGAGGATGCACTGCATTCGTGTTGGCGTTTCGTCTGGGAGGAGGAGACCACCAACAGCCCGTATCTAGGAACGCCAGAGCTGCTTGACCAGAGTAAAGCGGTGCGGTGCGGCAATCTGACAATGCAGGACTCCCGAGGAGGCATCTGCGGCATCAGCAATCTATCCCCAAAGATAATCCAAGGAACAGAACGATGGATCCAACCGTGCCGAAAGGCGCGGCGCTTCTGCTTGACTTCATTCGCGAGACTGAAGTCGGGCGGAGCGACCGCGCGTCATATGACGTCATCTACGGCCACAACCAGGATAAGCTATCCAAGCCGATCACCAGCATGACGATTGGCGACCTGATCGACATGCAGGCGAGCTTCACAAAGAAGTACCGCTCCTCGGCGTCGGGTGGCTATCAGTTCATGCGAGCCACGCTGCAGGATCTTGCGCGTGAGCTCGGCCTGCGAGGAACACAGATCTTCGATCCGAACTTGCAGGATCGGCTTGCCTATCACCTGCTCAAACGTCGTGGCTATGCCGACTACATGGCCGGGAAGATCAGCCGCACTGAATTCGGCAAGCGCTTGGCGCAGGAGTGGGCGAGCTTTCCCGTCCTGGCTTCAACGCACAACGGAAACCGAACAGTCGGTCGAGGCCAAAGCTACTACGCTGGCGATGGTCTCAACAAGGCTCTCATCTCTCCTGAGAAGTTCGAGGCAGTTCTGGATCGGGTGAAGGCAGCCGGGAACGGGCTGTCGCCAGCACCTTCTCCCAAACCTGCAACCCCGCCTCCGGCACCAACGCCACCAGTGGCCAAGCAGGGCAGCAAGGGCAGCATCATCGGCCTCATCATCGCGGCAATTGCAGCAGCGGCAGCCATCTTCTTCGGCATCACAGGAGACTGACCCATGTGGCAGCGCATCAAGGCTCTCTGGAGCACAAACCACACCATCGTCTGGGGCCGCTTGCAGGTCCTGGCTGGCATTTTGATTACCGCCTTCGCAGCACTGGATCCGAGCCTGTTCGCTCAGTATGTGCCGACGGCTTACCTCCCGATCTACTTCGTGTTCGCGGGGGCCGTCACCGAGGCAGTACGCCGGTATAAGGCGAGGGACCTCGAGTGATGGAAGCGCTCATCGCGTGGGCATGGCCTTACCTGCTGGCCGCTGGCGTGGCTCTCGCCGGCGCGTGGCAGCTATTCGCATCAGGCAAGAGAGCAGGGCGTGACGCAGAAAGGGCGAGCAATGCCAAGCAGCGCGAAAAGGATCTCGATCGCATCAAGTGGGCTGCTGATGCTCGGCCTACTACTGACATCGTGTCAGACCCCTTCAACAGGGACAACGGCTGACGTGTGCATCATTTGGCGACCGGTGACCTATTCGGCCAGCCAGGACAGCGCACAGACGATCGACGAAGCGCGAGAAAACAACGCAAGGCGTGACGCTTATTGCGGCTCTTAGGCAACCACAGAACGACGCATGAATTAAGGGGTAGGGCATTGCCACACAGGAACGAAGATATGGACACCGCCGTAGACCTGCGACCCCGCGTGGTTGCACTGGAACAGGCTGCCGCTGCCAACTTGCAGAGGTTTATCGCACTCGAAGACTGGCAGCGCAAATGGGATGTTGCCCAGGCTGCAAAGGATGCGGAATGGCGCGGCATGGACGCGCGCTTTAATGAGCGGTTCACCAACATCGAGAAGCAAATCGGCGGGATCGCGGAAACGCTCAAGTTCCTAAGCCGGACTTTTATCGGGGCGGTTATCCTTGCCTTCGCCGCCTTCATCATCAATGGCGGGCTGAAGATCCCGTGAGGGGCATGATGCCTCCTTAACACCAGTTCTCCCTACGGCCTCTCCATTCATGCGCCAGGCCGTTTGCAACCAGCATGCGGCCCACGTCCCCGCGACTATTCCGGATGGTCACCAAGGTACGTCCGTATCGATCGCGTCCCGTTCTCGTCACGACAAAAGACTCGCTCGCCAAGATGGCGCGAATCATCTGAGTTGCTTTTGCAGCGAGTTCTCGTTCGTGACGACATCTCCCGTTTGTTTCGGGCGTGTTGACGTTTTCAAGTCGCAACTTCTCGCCGCGGATCCACAAAGTATCGCCGTCGACCACGCAGGTGATGCGTTTGGCGGAGCCGCAAATCGACAAGTTTGGATAGGAATGCACAGGGTCCGCCCATCCTGCCGACGGAACGGCATTTAGGGCAAGCGTGATTGCTATGGCTATTTGCTTCAAGTCTTGCATCTATCTGCTTCCGACACCTACGAGCTGCCTCAAGAAGGTTCGGCCCTTGCGTGTCAGGCTAATAACCCGCTGACGGCGATCCTTGGGGTCCACGTTGATCTCTAACATGCCGTGTGCTGGGGCAATCGTCGTGCCGTTGCTACCAACCCAATAGCCCACATTCCTGTATGTGGTTTCAGATCGGAAACCTAGTGCACGCTGTAAGTCTTTGATCGTTAAGTGTTCGCCCCGGAGGTCTGCCTCGGCGGTCACTAAGAGCACCAGCATGGTCGGAAGTTGCAACTTTGGATCAAATCTAGCGAGCTGTTGAAGCACGCGGGCGGTACAGCCGATTGACGCAACCGTCACCGCTGCTTCAGCCGTTGGCACTCGCTCTCCGCTAAGCCTGCCACTGCGACTCGCCCTTTGCACCATGCCGTGAGGTCGTCTGTGCAACCCTGTACCCCCGACTCACCGAGTCCCGAGAGGAAGCTTATTCATTCTACTTGTATATGCAACCTGGAGTGGATTTCACTGCCGTCTAAGCGACGTATCAGGAAAGCATTGCGGCAACTCCTGACCTGCGTTTATGCTCGCGTCTAGGCAGATCCGGCGATCTCGACGTTCTTTAAGGCTTTCAAGTTACTATTGTTGGAGCCTTTGATATGTTCCTGCAAAATGTGCGCGGCCGCCGATTCAAGGGAGGACAATCCGTTCTTATCACCATATCGCTTCAACGCTGCTGCTTCTTGAAGAGATAAATCAACAGCTATCAGGACTCTCATCTTGCCTCCTCCAGACGGTCGGAAACAAGCATATTAAATGCGCCAAATCAACTCGTGTAAACACACAATTCTACTGCGAAACACCGCCAGATCTTGCAGGCATGTGCGATGCAAGTTGGTCAACGATATACAGTAGCTGAAATTCATCCACTGGCTTGTGCAGGATTGGCACTCCGTTACCGAACTCGCCGCAAAGCTGATGTGGGTCGCTTACGGCGCTCGCCACGACGAAGGGAATGCTCCGATCTCTCAACACCGCCGCAACCGGCGTTACCAGCTCATCACGAAGATTGACATCAAGGATCGCGACTGTAGGGAGTTTTTCTTCGAGGATCTGCAGGGCGCGGTGGACACTTGGAGCCGGTCCCAAAACGATCCAACCATGATCCTCAAACACATGGGTTAGATCCATCGCGACGAACAATTCGTCTTCGACGATAAGAACACTCCGTGGCACGCCCCAACTCTCCCTTAGAACTCTGGGGCGCGAACGTCCAAGGGCTTGAATGGTTCCCATAGAGGAAGTGTGTAGCTGCGACGGTAGAACTGTAGCAGTGGCCAGCTTTGATGCTTGACGCATCAT